AAAAAAGATACTCATTAAGCAAATTAAAGATGGCGATTATTAATCACTCAAAAGCCCTAAGCAGTATTCAAATTAAAAATGATACTCATTTTATATTTGGTAGCTTAGACCCCTCAATGAAGGAAAAAGAAAAACTTAAACTTGCTATTAAGTCTTTTAATACATATTTTAAAGCTATTGGTCAAGAAAAACCTGAAGTACTATTTAATTGGAGAAAGGTATCAGAAGAAGGTCAATGGGTACTAACAGATGATTTAAGAATAATGGAAGTTCTTAAGCTAACACTAAAAGGTACTCGTACTGATAGCAGTGCTTCTTATAATAAGGGTGTTGTTAGGTTTTGTAATGCTACCTTTCCTATAAATGAGGGTGTTTTTCTTGATAGTGAGCTATATGAGGAAAGGGATAGATACAGAATAACTAACAAGAACGTAGAGTATGATAAGAGGTTAAAAGAAAGGGATAAGCCAACCTTTAAAGAAGAAAGATTTGTTTCGTATATTGCTCACGGGAAAGACCCTGCTGAAGCATATATGAAGTCATTTAGTACAAAAAACAAAGATTACGCCAAGATGTCTGGTAATAGGTTACTTTCACAGGAGAGAATAAGAGAGTCTGTTAATTCTAAAGTAGAGAAGTTGATGGATGAAGAGGGTGTATCTAAAAGATACATTCTTCAATCATACAAAGATTTGATAGATCAAGGTCTTATGAATATAGAAGATTGTGGTTCTGCTGTTAGAGGAGCGCTACAAGACCTTTCTAAAATGCAAGCTATGTTTCCCGAAAAGAATACTGAAAGGGCTAATGTTTCAGGTGTATTTGAGGAGATACCAGATGCTGAAATTGAAGAAATAGAAAATACCGAACAAAGAATGATTTCAAATGAAGGGTATAATGCAACGCTCGATGGAGTCTCCACAGGCAGTAGGAATGAAAGTAGTGATATGGAAGAAGATGATCTTCTCGGTGGATATGATAATTAACGATTGTAAAAATACTGTATCTGATAGTTTTATGAAACAAATAAAAAAAGATTATATTGAATCAGGATATAGTAGTTGCCATTATTTTGAAATTGATAATTGTGGAATTTTCTGTCCAGTAGGTATGAACTAATGGCTAATATACATATAGGAAACATATCTAAAAAAGAAAGGGTTCTTATCAATTCAATGAAGAGTCCTATTAATTTTGGACAGTTGTTTCTTCCGAAAGATTTTAGAAAAGATACTGCTTCTTTTTATCATTATGAAGTAGCAAACTTGATGGATAACAAGTTTAATTTAAAGCCAACTATTTTTATGTTGCCTCGTGGTCATGCTAAAACAAAGCTTACACAAGCCTCTATATTAAAAGATGTTACTACTTATGAATACGATGATGGAATAGTAAAAGAGCCTTTCTATGTTTGGGTTGCGCAGAATAAAACCCAGTCAATGCGTAACGTTAACTTTATTAAACAGCATATAGAAACAAATTCTAGGCTACGTTATTATTTTGGTGATTTAAAAGGAACTGGTAAATGGACTCAGGAGGAGCTTGATTTTAAGAATAAAGCATCTCTTATATGTAGAGCTGGTATTCACGGTATTAGGGGATTGCTTAAGGATTATTTAAGACCTAACAGATTTGTTCTTGATGATTTTGAATATGAGGGTAATGTAAAGACACAGCATAGTAGAGATATGAATAGTGCTACTGTTACAAGTGTTATTTTACCTGCATTAGACCCTGAAATAGGAAGATTACAAATAAACCAAACGCCAGTACACTATGACTCTTTTATTGTGCGCATTGCAGATGCTCTAAATGACCATCTTAAAGAAGGGGGTTCGCCTGAAGAATTTCAATGGATTGTATATAAGAAAGCAACGTCTATTGAGAATCCATTATGGCCAGAGTATTTTGACAAAAAGAAATTATATAAGACAAAACAAACTCTAAGACAAGCAGGTGAACTCCATAAGTGGTACCAAGAGTACGAGATGGAGGTTACCTCTTCAGAAACGTCATTGTTCGGAGAAAAAGTAATAAAGTATTGGGATGGTCATTTAGTGAAAGAAAATGGAAATTCATTTCTTGTAATTGAAAAATTAAATGGTAAGGTTCTTAATGAAACTAAAAAGGTATTTGTTTATACATTTATTGGATGCGACCCTGCTAGTGATATAGAAACCAGAACATCTTCCTACACAGCGTTTGTTACTATTGCCGTTGATTATGATGATAATACATATCTTGTTGATGAGTATAGAAGCAAAAATATGCCAGATATTGCACTTGATGGTGATGAAGATGAATTTGGTATAGCAAACAATGTATTAAAGAAAGGTCAGTTTTTTAATATAAGAAGAGCTGGTGTTGAGAAACACGCAATAAGTAGCGGTGTTTTTAATGGAATAAAAGCACTTAAAAAGAAACATGGTTATTATAGAAAAATAGCCGTTACTCCTCTTTCTCATGAGGGAATACCTAAACTTGATAGAATTTATAATGGACTGATAAATAAGTTTAGCAATGGTCAAATACTCATAAAAGAAAATCATTCAGCAATAGAAAAAGAGATAAAGCAATTTGGTGAATATTCCAAAACTCTTGATTTATTAGATGCTTTAGAAATGGCTGAAAGGGTTGCTTACAGACCAAAAGAAAGAGTTGAGGAGAAAAAGAAACCAGCTACCGACCCATGGGAAGTAGATAAATTTTATAATTCAGAACAATACCAAAACTGGAAAACAGTATGAAGGAATCAGTAAAAAAATGTCATAGTCTATTTAATAGAGGGAACACAAGGGGAAGAGATTCTTGGAGAGCCTCTTCTGAAAGAGGGTACTCTTTCTTTCTTGGAAATCAGCTAACAAAAGATGAATACAATGAGCTGAAAGAAAAGAAAATGCCAACGTTTATAGTAAACAAAATGACTCCACAGATTGAGTTGATGGTTTACTTTTTAACAGCGAGATCACCTAGATGGCAAGCTGTTGGTTTTGATGGTACAGATAGCGAAGTAGCGCAGCTTCATGCTAAGGTTGCTCAATATATATGGAAGATAAGTAATGGAGGTACTCTATTCGCACAGGTGGTTAGGGATTCTCTAACAAAATCTATTGGATATGTATCAGTAGGTATTGACCCAAATAAAGATAATGGAATGGGAGAAGTAGTTCTTGATACCTTAGAACCATGGGATGTATATGTTGACCCAGCTAGTAGAAATCCTTTCTTTACAGATGCTTCATGGATATTAGTATCTAAAGAAAAAACAATGGAAAGCGTACTACTTGATTTTCCTGAATTAACAAAAGATAAAATAAGAAAGAATGCTGGATTAGAGGCTTCTGATTCAATGAGGGTTGATTTTGAAACACCAACTCCGCAGCATACTTATGATGTTGATGAAAAGCCAAATGCAGAAGGAGAAGATAACGAAATAGTAAGATACTATGAACTGTATCAGAGAACAAGGGAAAGATACTATAATGTTTTCTACAAAAAAGCAGATAAAGAAGGAGCAAAGGTAGTTAATAGAGTAGTTACTGAAAAAGAATACAAGAGATTATCAGAACTTGATGAGTTTAAAAAGAGGCTTGTTGATTCTGTTGATTTCTATAAAGATAAATGGGTTAGAACAAGAATAATTGGAGAGCTTGAGATAGAAAACAAAACTAAGCTTCCAGGCAATAGCTGTCCTATTATTCCTCTTTGTTACAGGCATACTGGTAACCCATTTCCAATGTCTGCTGCTATGGATTTAGTTGGAAAGCAAGAAGAGATAAACAAATCTCATCAGATAATGATTCACCACGCCAACTTATCTTCTGTTCCTAGATACATGGCAGAAGAAGGTTCAATATCTGACCCAAAAGAGTTTGAGAAGAAGCAATCTACTCCAGGCTCTGTATCTACTTATAATCCTGATAGTCAAGGCAATCCACCAACACAAATTCATCCATTACCACTTAATTCTGCATTTTATAATATTAGTAGAGAAGGTGTAAATGATATGGAGTATCTTAGCGGTATGTCTGGTTATATGATGGGGCAAGGTGATTATAGCGGTAGGGAACCATATAGAGGATTACTGGCTATAGATGATTTTGGTACTAGGAGAATTAGAGGATTTGCCAATAACAATATAAATGAGTTTCTTAATAGAGCAGGAACAGTATGTGATGAATATGCTAGATACCTATATTCTACCGAGAAAACAATTCAGATAGTTTCTCCTGAAGACCCTGAATCAGTAGAAGTATTTCATCTTAATAAGATAGGAGAAGAAGAGCTTACTAAGTTTTATGATGACGCATCTACCAATTATGATCTTACATTTGTATCGGGTTCTACACTTCTTGTAAACAGATGGGCGGAGCTTCAAGAGTACATGGGATTATATGAGAAGGGTATAATTGATTCTGAAACAGTATTGTATAAAACCGATCTTCCTAATAAGAAGGAGATAATGAAGAAGATTAGTAAATTACAACAGCTTTCTTCTCAGGTTGAACAATTATCTCAACAACTTGAAGAGTTGTCTAGCAGAAATAAAACTCTTGAAGATCAAGTAGTAGCTGCTAAGCTTCAAACTAGAATTGCTAAGGGAGAAGGTGAAATAAAAGCAGAAGAAGAGGCATTTATAGCAGAGATGAAGCAAGCTATAAGAGAGGCTAAACAGCAAGGCAAGAACATTGAGAAGTCAGTTAATCTCAAATTAAGAGAGATGGAGCTGGACACAAAAGAAAACAAACAAGAGTAAAACACTAACAAAAAAACACTTGAATTAAATAAAAGGTATCTATATTATGTCAGAGAAAGCTACACTATCTTCTTCCGTTAATTTTGACTCGGAACTTGAAGAAACGCAACAGGAACCTGAGTCTCAACAACAAGAGACAAAAGGTGAAGGCTCAAAACAGGAACAGAGCAAAAGTGATGAAGAAGTAAGAACGCAAGAAAGCACAGCAGATGAGTACGATATAAGCGATTCTGCTATTGTTCTTTTTGAAGATGAAGATAACATTTTTACTTCAGAAGGAACTATTCCAAAATCTTCTATTGAAAAGAAGGATAATTCGGATAGTAATGATAATCCCGAACCCGAAGAAATAAAAGACAAGATTTTTGGTAAATTTGAATCTGTTGATGATCTGAAGAAATCCTATAAAGAGCTTGAGAAAAAGTTAGGCTCTCAGGGAGAAGCAGTCAAGCAGCTAAAAGATTTAGAGCCAGTATTGCCACTCATGGAAGCAATGCTAAATGACCCTAATTTCCTTGATGTTGCAGATGATTACTTCAGTAACCCTGAAACTCAAAAAGAAGCAATTCGTAAGAGTTTAGGATTAGATGAAGACTACGAGTTTAATCTTGAAAATGCTTTGTCAGACCCTAAAAGTCCTGACGCTAAAGTATTAGAAAAGTTGACTAGTCGTCAACAACAGCCAGCAAAGAAACAAACTAAACCAAAAACAGAAGAACCTAAAATATCAGAAGAGAAGAAAAAGGGTTTCATGGAAAAGTACGATTTAAAAGAAGAATCGTACAATGAAATGCTTGAAAAAGCCAAAGACTACGAAATAACTTTAGATGATATTTACTTTTTAATGAATAAAGATAAAATCTTATCAGATAGAGAAGAAAAAGCTCAAGCTGAAATTAAAAAGCAAATGAAAAAAGCTAAAGAAGTTGGTAGATCAGCGGCAAACTCCGGTGGCAGTCCTGAAAAATCTCCAGAAGATTCATTTATGGACGCTATTGGCTCTTCGGGTGGCGGGTTATTCGATTAATAAATCATTATTATGCCTAATCTAATTAAATTATTGGGTTTGAGCCATACAGGTCATCTGACCGATACTGGTGAGATTCCACAGAACGAACTAAGACGAAAGTTTAATTTGGGTTCAAATAGACTTTCATCATTGTCTCCATCTAGAGACCCATTCTTTACCATTGTATCAAAAATGCGTAAAGATAATACTGATGACTCTGAATTCAAACGACTTGAGGAGCGTGAAACATGGCATCGTCGTTACTTTTATGTAATGGGCGGTGGTGATATTGCGTCAGTTGCAGGAACTACTGGTTTTTCCAAAGCAGTTTGGGATGGATTTGTAGAGAAGGATGCTGCTAATGGAATTAGCGCATTAGAAGTAACTACTGATTACGATGTAAAAGGTAGATTCACTCATCAATCACTTCAAGGAAACAATGATATTTTTGATAAATTAGCAGGAAAGCCACATTTTCTGTTTAATAATCAAATTATCCGTATTCCAGTATCAGCATTAACAGATTCAAATGTTGTTGTATGGTCTGATACAATGATTGTTAAGATCGTTTCCAACCCAGTTGATGTAAGTGGTGAAGATGGTCGAGTTAAGTTCGATGCAATAATCATTAAAAAACCCTCAACAGCAATTCCAGCAAATGGGGTAGTTGTTGTTGGTGGTGCAAAAACTGGTGCAGATGCTACTACATCTACTTCTGGTGATGTTCTTATTCCAATGCGGGATATGCAAACACCAGTAACAGCACAGACAAAGCGAAGAGAAGATCGTTGTCAGGTTGTTGGTAGTAGCTACACTGAAGCAAGTGGATTGCCAAACACCACTTACGAGAATAAACTCAGTGATACATTTGGATACACTCAGATCTTTAAGACTGATTTAAGTATCTCAAATACAGCATATGCAACTATGCTGAAGTATCGTCCTAACGAATACAAAGATCGTTGGAGAAAGACACTTTTACAGCATAAGAGAGACATTACTCTTGCTGGTTTTTGGAGTGTACTTTCCAAAATGGATGAAGATGGTAAATTGAAGCGTACAACTCAGGGAATGATTGATTTTATTCTCAACAATGGGTTTGTATTTACGCTTGATGCTGATAAAGATTATGATGGATTCCTTGAGGATTTGTCAGAGTTTTA